TCATCGAATAGTTGAGCGCATTCAACGTTGGCAACATCTGCTGTCCGAAGCTCTCAGAGAACGTTTCTCCTGCCTGTTGCGCTGATTGTGTGAGTGCGTCAACGGTGCCGGTGAACGTCCCCATGCTATGCGCTGCAGGGCCTTCTGCGATGGCAGCGGAATCATAGATAGCCTGTCCCATCTGCTGGACCCCTTGCACAACCTGGCCAACCATCATGGCAGGCCAGAGAAACTGCGTCATCCCCATCATGGCATCGCCCACATCGGACATCGCACCGCCTAAGATATCACTTAGGCTCTCCTCAGGCGCCATCGTAAGTGAGGCTTTACTTTCCATGGCGGCGCGGGCACCCAACAGATCATTCATCGATTGCGCGGTATTGTCGATGGTGTCGCCAGTTTCCCCCATGGTTTTATTGGCATCCTCGGCAGCCCCGTTCAGGCCATTGAATTGATCAGTGAATGCTTGGTATTGCTGGTAGGCGTCGTTGGCGCTTTTCCCTGAGGTGACAAAGTCCTGGCTCATTCCGCCGAGATACTCGTGGGTCGCATCGGCATTTTGTGCCATTTCATGCAAGAACGACGTATTGTCCTCGCCGATGCTGCTGGAGAAGTCATCCCAGGTCTGCCCGGTTTCTCGGAGATACTGCCCAATCATACTAAAAGGGTAGGGATTTTCCAGGGCGTCCTGGAACACATTCATGTTCTCAGCGAAGGTGTCGAGGCCAAACTGCTTCGGATCAAAGGACTCGCTGACTTGATGCATTGAATCAGCGAATTGAGGCAAGAGCGGCGCTGTTTGCGACAACGAATCTTGCAATTGCGCAAAGTTACCGCTGATATTCTCAATAGGAGTTACGACCGTCCGCGCTTGCTCTGCGATCTGTCCTAGTGGCTCTGGCATCGTTTCCAGCAACGAAACAGCGTTTGACACTGGTTCTTGCAATGATGCGTAGGCGTCCCCAACTTCCTCGATGGCTTGCTGATGTTCATCTAGCGCATCGTTTAAATCATTGACAGCAGCGCCGCCCGATCTGATCGGCTCTTCAACGCCCTCGACCGCTTCAGCGAACTCCCTGGCTCCCTTTGTCCCTGCTGCGAACCCGTCGCCCATTGCAGCGACAGCGTCACCTATGCCACCATCGCCGCCAAATGAGCCAGCCATATCAGCGAGCTTCGCAAGGTCTTCCTTTGCCTGATCTAAGCCAGAACCATCGTATTCTATTGTTACTCGTGCTTTTACTTCGCCTGCGTCGCTCATACTGTATCACCCCCAATCTCAGCCAAATTTGATTTCTGTGTTTCTCTGCGATATGCGTTGCGCTCGCTGCATTCCCGGCTTGCCAGTGAAGCCCTCGAATTGCTCTGCGAACTGTGGATCTGTCGTGTCAATCACTGGCTCGTCTTCGTCGTCATTGCTTGTCTGTGGTGTCGCCTGGTCACCATTGAAGGCGCGGCGTATCGCGTAGACCAGGCGGTTGATCTGGATTTCGTCGTCGAGACGGAGATATTCCAGCCACCCGGCAAGCTCTGCGCCGTTTTCGTAGCGTGCGAGGAAGGTGTCGACGTGATCGTAGCCACGACGCTCAGCCAGGCGGTAGACATCGTAAACGCCTGGCGCACTTAGTTTTTTCTTGTTTTTTCCTGGTCAGACGCGAAGAGGCCGCTGAGGCGCATGATGGTCACGAAGAGGCGCTCGGCTGGCCTGCCATCCTGCGCTTGCATGATGGTGTTGCGGTGCTTTTCAACGAATGCGCGGTGGCCAGTCTTCGGATTGAATGACCCGGCCATGATGACTTCGTAGATGGCACGGCGATAGTCGGTTTTCTTCGACGCCTCGTCATAGGAGAGCATCTGGATCTCGACGCGGCTCTTCGCATTCAAGGCGCGGCACAGGACGTTGACGCGCCATTCAGGGACTTCGATGATTTCCTCTGCTGGCTTTTGGGCGAGGATATGGGCGAGGAAAGCGTCGTCGTCGAGGTCGAGGTATGTGTCATTGTGGCCATTGGGGGACGGCGCGTCTTCTGTGGTGGTATCGAGTTCTGCGGTAGTTTCCATGAATATGAGGGCTTTCTACGGGGTTACATTTGTTTCACTGTGGATGTACTGAAGCTATTCGAGGTGATCAAGTAGAGCGGCCCGGTGGCGCTGAAGTTCACAGATTGCTTGTCGATGTCATTGACTGCGACGGTGTCGGTGATTCCCGTGGGGAAGGCATAGAACACCCAGCGCTTGCCGTTGGTCTCGTCAAACCAGAGCTGGCAGACGACGATGCCGCCGCTGATGTTCGTTGAAGTCAGCGGGTCCGTGATCATCTCTTGCAAGACGCGGGCATCGTAGCGAAAGCAGTCGACAGAGAACGTCGTGGACTTCAAGGTTGAGGCGTAGACAGCCCAGCCACCCGATGCTTGAAATGGCGTGACATCTTTGACCATGCCTTTCATCTGGGCCTTCCACGAGTGCGCACCGTCGAGGGCTGTCAGTGCGAAGTAGTTACCTGCGCTGACCCTGGTGAAGTTGTTGGTGCCCGGTGTCCTCGCGGAGTTGAAGACGATCTCCCCGGCAGGCCAGTACATCTGATAGTCGGTCACTGTCGTCCAGCCTGTAGAGCCATTGGGGCTGTTTTGCACCGTAAAGGTCTGCGTTTGATCCCACGCCTGATGTGTGGCTGCGAAGTAGTGGATGTGGTCGCCAGAGTCACTGAAAGACTCTGGCGAACCGAGGGCAGTCGATGGCGACGTGGAGAGCCACAAGTCGCCGTTGACGCCTGCGATGGCGCTCATTGTGGTCTCCTACGAGTAAGTGCAGGCGCCGCTTCCGGTAAACTTCAGATCTACGGTTTCTGCGTTCTGGACATCGACATTCGGGTCGACCTCCGTAATAAACGCTGTGCCGCTAAAACCGTGTGGTGTCCCTGAAACGTTGAGGGTCAATGTCACCGAGGAACCGAGGAGACCGAAGAGATTGGTCTGCGCTGTGTCGCTGGGGTCCAGGAAGGCAGTGATAGTCCCTGACCAGGACTTGAGTGTCGCGAGGTTGATCGTCCAATTCCCTGAAGCGCCGAACGGGGTCACGTCCTTCACGGCCCCCTTGAGATTCAGTGTCCACTTGGACGCGTTGGTAAAGGCGGTAGAGGCTTCGCTGACCGAGCCTCCCACGCCGGCTAAGGCGGTCACGAGGTATTTCTCCTATCATCCCCCGGTCAACATCGGAGCGTGCCCGGTGCTGGCCTGGAGATACAAGATATGCAATGTTAGTCGAGGAATTTGGAGAGGTATTGGAGAATGTTGCCTTCGAGGAATTCGATGAGCTTGTCGGTCATGTGTCTTCCAGAGACAAAAGACCGACGCTTTGCAGGGACAATGCGCCCATGGCGATGGAAGTACGACGGAGTTCGATGTCCCTCGGACACAAATGGGTAATATCTCACATCGTTGATAAACTCAGCTTCCAAGCCGCCAGGGATTCCTCTGTCCCCTCCCATAAGTCGCCCGGTTCTCACGGGTGTCGCTGATCGCCACGCGTCCTGCGCATCCCTGGTGAGTTGCGTCGTCTGCTTTTCGAGGTTATCCAGTGCTTGCGCTTCGATCCTATCGAGATTGCCAAGCACCGTCTGCAATCCATCGATTTCAATGACAACCTTCGCTGCCATCAGTGCTTCTCCGAGGCTTGCACCGTCTCGTCAATGAGCGCCTTGAGTGCTTCGTCGGGCTGTGAGAGCGCATAGCTAGCGCCGCAGATCAGGTGGTCGTCGATGTAAAGCATGAGAATGTCGTCTTCACCAGGGAGGACATCGAAATCGGGGTAGCCGAGGGTTTTGAGTTTTTCGGTGAGTTCTTGCTCTGCTTCTTCTGTCATGGTTGTATCCTTGCCTACGGCGCAATCGTCGCTTGCCATTGGCTGGTGACGAAGACTTCGATGAGGTGCGCGCGGAGCCACTGGCCATTGCGGTCAATGTAGAAGAACTTGCCAGAGCCAGGGCGAATCCGCGAAAAGAACACGTTGCCAGCATTGCCTAGCTCGTAGTGCTGTTGAATCGGCACAATCAATGCATCGCGGCAAGCGTAGATCAGCTCTTCGGCTGCCTGTGCATCGTCGAGGCTGACCAGGCTCAGCAAGTCGAAGCTTTGCTCATCCCAGATCCCGCCGCCAAACGCGGTGTGCTGTGAGTCGTCAGCGTTGGCGTAGATCTCCAGGCACGCGCCGCCATTGGCAACGAGATCGATGACATCTTTGATTTCTCCGAGGGCGACTTTGGCATATACTGGTGAACTGCCGTTCGTGAGGGCTTCGGCGAAGGCGACGAGGGCCTGGGCCACAGCGAGGGTATTGGGGGCATTGGCCATGCAAAGTGTTCCTTATATAGCTACTAGCTATGTGCCGCGCACTTTGTCGAGGACAAGTTCTAAGTGTTCGCCAGGGAATGGCTCAGGGTCATTGATGACGCGGTACTGCGTAAGCGCTGAGGTCTTTGGATCGATGTTGTTGAGGTCAACGAGGAGATCGCCTTGTCTCACGTCGTAGTTCTGCAGCGCATAGCCTGCGTATCTGAAGTAAGGCGCTGCGCCACCGTAGTACGCAGCTTCGACCTGGTTCATATTGTCAAGCTGCAAGTACAGTGAAGCAATGACGACAGAGCCTGCACGCTTCGCGCTTACAAAGATGTCTTTGCTCATTTAGATGAATCTCTTGTATGAGCGCAGAATATCCTCGGCTTCCAATGCCAGCGCTGATTTCTTCGCTGTCGCGGTATTCCAGGATTGCGAGCGCTTGCCCATTGTTTGCGACGTGACGCCGAAGGGGTTGACGTACTGCGTAAGTTGGTCAGCGAGGTAGAGCGAAGTCGCGGTTTTAATGTCGTCGGGGATAACTTCGTAGCCACCTGTGTACGTCATTCTCATCAAACCTTCTCTGAGGATGACATAGCCAACATTGAAGCGCACCCAGCCCTCAGCGGGCACGATAGATTCGATGGTCATGTCGACGGGATTGTATTCGTTGGTGAAGCTGAAAGCGTGTTCGATATTGTAGAACTTGATAATCGGATATGCCTTCGTGAACACGACGCGCGTCAACGCTGTCCGCGCCGGTGGCAGGTGGGCCAGCGCGAGCTGCATGGCCTGCGTCTGCAAGCTCTCTGTGTAAGGATCAGATGACGACGATGATCCCGCCTCGCTGACTTCCATGTACACGCCTTGCGCTGCCTCGCCTGAACTGTGGCTGTACTGCAATCCGCTGGAAAGCTGCAGCGTGCCAGGATATGGCGATGTGTACGATGACACAGTGACGCCGCCTGGCTGAATCAGCACGGTTTCCTGGTTGCCGCCGCCAGGGTTGAGAATCACCGCTTGCTCTGCCAAATCATCGAAAGTCAGCGTTGAAGCGAGGCTTACACTGGTTGCGCCAGCGCTGGCACTCTGTGACAACGTTGTCGTACCGGGTGCCTGGAGGCGTTTCTGGCAGAACCTGTCGCAGCGCTGCGAGGCACGGAACAGCATCTTATCGAGGACGCCGGCGCCAAGCTGCGAGGTGATCGAGGCGACTTGCGGAGACAGGCCAAGGGGTAGCTCGGTGAGCTCGCTGGGAGTCAGGTAAAGGCGAGGCATATGCTGCTTCCTAGATGTAGGCGATGGTGACCGCTGCCGATCCGCTGGCCTGCGACAAAGTCAGGCCATTGGCAAACGGCATATCCAGTGTGACCACTGTGCCGGCTGCGATAGTCGCTGAAGTGGTGTAGAGCACCGTGCCACTGGCGGCGCTCGCATTGTCGTAGAAGCTCATCGCCGCCGTTGCTGTCGTGGTGACGACGAAGCCCTTGAGGTAACCAGCGCTGGCCTTGACGACAACGGGCGTTGTCCCTGTGCCTGCCGCGACGGCTTTGTTAGAACGAGCTTGCTGCACGACCTGCGGAGCATACACAGTGCCATCGGTAGCAGTCGTCGCGGCCCCTGCTTGAGCTGCGGCATACTGTGCGCCCGAGGCATCGTAGAGTTCGGGACTGACTGGTTTGTAGTTTGCGTCTAATTGCTGAGAGGCCATGGATTATTCCTTGATTGATCGCGCTTTGCGCTGTGCTTTTGCGTATTCCTGCTGTTCGTGGGCCGAGGCGACGTGATAACCAAGCTTTTGCATCTCTGCAACATCGTGCTCGACGACATGCGGTGACGTGTGGTCTACTTCGATGAAATGGCCCTGGTGGACGTAGTGGCGAGCATGGTGGCGCTCGCCGGCGATGACGCCTTCAGCGATGCCCACCATGCCATGATCTTTCTCGTCGTGCTTGAGTAACACCGCCATCACGCAGCCCTCACGCGCTCAATCTTGGCCGCAAACGCAGGGGCACGCAGCGCCAATGTCTTATCAGCGGTCAGCGCGAACTGCCTGGTGCGTGCGTTGATCGGCGCGAGCATCACGGTCTCGATAGGGTTGACTTCGGGACACACGAGTATTTCGGGGTCACGCGGGATCAAGAAGATGTCTTCGACGATCTGTGAGCCGGTCTGGACACGTGGGAAGGTCACGCCGTCGGGGGCCGCATTGCCGCCAGAGCTGGCCACAGTGTAGGCGTAGAGGTTACTATTGCTCGCCGGGGCCTGGATAAGTCCAGTGTCGGTGAAGCTTGTCACGGCAGCATCGCTGGTATCGTAGGCCGCAACGTAGGCGTAGAGGCTCTCAGAACCGCTTGAGGTGCCACGGAAAATGCGATAGGCAATGATATCGATGACGTTGCCATAGGCGTCGGTTGGCTGCGGAGTTGACCAGGTGAGGACGACGTTTTTGCCGTCGGCTGAAGGTTGCTGCGATACTTCGGCGCTCGCTGTGGTCAGGCCATACTTCGTGACAGCTTCGACAACATAGTAGTAGGTGTTGGCATTGAGCAGCGATGAGCCGGAACCAGTGTTGCCAGTCGTTGAAACGGCGCCCATGCTGCCCTGTGAAGACAGGAATGAAGACAGGACGATGGGGATACCACGATAGGTCTGGACTTCAAAGCCTGCATCGACAGCGAGCGCGTCAGCCACGGGGGCTGATGGATCGCCGTAATCAGTGCGACTGAAGATCTTTGTCATCGCTTCATTGAACCGCTGCTGCTGGACAAAGAGACCGTTGAGGCGACTTTGCATCTTCGGTGACATCGCAAAAAAGAAGTCGTTGCCAAGCTCGCCAGCGTAAACGCCCCGGATCGCGTCGATGGCATTGTCCATCTGCGTAAGCGAGAGGAGTTGTGATGCAGCGTCGATCTTGTTGGCATTGGCAACCATTAAGTCAACGCCGTCCCACTGTGGCCTATAGGTGTTCAAAGTGGCCTGCGCTGAGCCAAAGAGGTGCGTTGTCTCTTCAAGCCATTCCATCGACTTCGCGGCACCGGCCAGTTCGAGGTCGATCAAGGGACCGTTCACGACGGCGACTTTGGCCGCGAAGGTGCTGATGTCGATTTGTGCCTGGGTGTGCTTGATATTGAAGGATTTCTGAGCATACGTCGAGTTCGACGCCGACACAGCGCCGGTGCTACCGCTGTTTGGCGGTGCTTCCTGCGTAAATTGCGCTTTCGGCAGAGCTGTTCTCTGGTTGAAGTAGAAAACATCTGTAAGCCATGTTTTACGCGGTATTGCCCGATGTAGAGGGCCATACTTGCGCTGAAGTTCATTGAGGAGGCGATCAATGATCTTCGGGGTTAATGAGGATGCGCCTCCAGCGAGGGTGAAGGACTCTCTTATCTCTTCGAGGGTTGCGGGCATGTTGTGGGGTTCTCCTAGACCAAGCCGTAAGCCTGGTCATACAGGCCAAGTAGTTCTAATTGGAATTCAGCGAGCGCTCTTTCGGGGTCCATCCAGTCAGGGAGAGGCCGCGAACGATCAAGCAATTCTTCGCGATTGGCACCGCGTAGTTGCTCACGTAGATAGTCGCCGTTGCGATAGTAAGTGCGCTTAGGTCGCTCAGTGGTTGCGCCTTCAACGAGGCTGCGGCGCAGTGGTACAGTGCGTGTCTCCATGCGGCTCTGCATTTCAGTGAGCTTTGCGTCAAGCGTGGCCTGCATTGCGTCCAGTTTCTCCTGGAGGAGTTGCGCCTCAGTCTTTGGCGCTTCGACTTTGTAGCCAGCCTCGGTTAAGACGCGGGCGGCTTCCTGGGGGGTCATAGGGGATTCCTTTCGAGGAGGGCGTTGGACTGATTCGTGATCATCGTCGTCGCCGTCTTGCATGCCGTCATTGCCCATGGTGTTGTCAGGCGCTGCCATCTTGCCAGCATAGGCACCTTCGCAAGCCATGCCAGCGCCGCGAGCCGCCATGTCATGGGCGGCAATGAGATGCTGTGCATGAGCACGGGCTAACTTGCGTCCTGCTTCGGTAACCAGGCCAGACGCCGCACGCGCTGCTTCCTGTGATTGACCATGCATTGGTGCAACACAGGCATCCAACACGTTCGCTAAGTGATCATGCACAGCGCTGTGGGCTTCGTCGGTCGCGGTGGCCATTGGGCTTACATCGGCGAGCTTCTGGACAGACGGGGTTGGCATTGGATAGTCGCAGTCTGGCGAGCCATCCATGCCTTGACTGTCGCCGCTTGCAATGGGATGGATGTATTCTTCTTTCACTGGGGATTCCTTAGATTCGAGGAGGAGAGTCGAGGGGCTAGCGTTGAAAACTTCGCGTATCGTGGTAGGCGCTGCCGACTCTGCGAGCACCAGGTCAATGATCTTCGCTGTCTGAGCCAGGCCAGGCGTTGTCGTGAAGTCGATGCCTTCGAGTTTCAAGCCAGCGCCGCCAACCTGAGGGAACGTGTGATCGCGGCTCATCCTCATTTCAGCGCCGGATGCGCGGAGACTCGTCGATTTGATGTACTGACCACCAACGAGCGTCACGAGGTCGCGACCTGCGTTGGTAGCAGGGATGTCGATGCTGGCCAGCGCCTTCGTGCCTTCGCGCCATACGCGGGTGACGCGGCCAACCAAGTCAAGCGTGTTGTCCTCGTCGGCTTTTTGATGGCTGAGATAGCACGTGATAGGCAATGCGTCAGCGTTAGATAGCTGGATTTGCGCGGACCTGACGAGCTGATCGACGGCTTCGCGAGGATACTGGCGGCCATTCAATGAGATCGCATCGTCTTCAACGACACATGTGACCATCGTGGCCAACTTTTGCGTCGATGGCATGGCGACGGCTTCTTTGGGTTTGTCGTCCTCGTCTTGCCATTGCTTCGGCAACGTGAATCCTTTGCGTTTGGCGATGGCTTTGATGCGGGCTTTGACAGCAGCAGGGTCGTCAGCGTGACCAATGAGACGTGCCGCATTATGTACGTCAGTCTGAGTTAAAATCGGAAATGAATTGTGTGGCCCCGCGAAATCACTGGCGTCCATCTTGTCGCGGTCTTTCTGGGAATAGTAGCGTTCATAGTCGTCGCGGGGTTGTGCGGCGATTTTCTTTGCTACAGCTTGATTGCTAGGCATTTACGGAGATCCTTCGAGGGGTTCGTCGAGGTTATTGGTACAGCCACATTTGCAATGGTCATGCTCAGGGACAATGTACGCGCCGCTTGGGAATCGCTCGCCAAGTTTCACGGTGACACCATCGTTGTCGTGGCATTTCTCGCAGGCTCTTAGGTGATCATGCCAGGTCAGCGACTTCACGCCTTTTTCGCGGAGATTGGCGAGTTCTTGCTGAATCTGCTGATCGTGGTCTTGCCAGTGATGCGATGGCGGCTTCGCACGTTCTTGCAATCCTGGTGAGCCTCGTGCTTCAGTGCCTTGCTCGCTGTTACCTGATTGTCCCGATGAATCACCTTGCTCGCCTTGATCATCCTGATCGCTCTGCTGTAACGCGGCCTGCGCACCGGCCAACGAAAGCTTGGCTTGTTGGCGCTGTTCTTCTGCGATCTCTGCGTTTCTCTCGACAGGCAAGATGTCACGCGATGCCACGATGACCGCTTCGTCGCCACCTTTGACCGGTGGTCTGCCACGTTCTTGTCGTGCTTCGTTGATCGTCAGTGAGCCATTGCGGATCTGCGTATCACTGACTTTGGCGATTTCCTGGTCGTCGCGATAGTCCGCGTGAGACACTGAGATCAGCCAATCGTCGATGCCGAAGGCACGCTGGACCAGGCGATAGTTGAGCTTTTCGAGGACGAGTTGCTCTATCGGCTTCACGGTGTTGTACACGAAGATCTTGTTAGCGCTCTCGCCGCTGCCACCACCTAAATGCGCTGTTTCCTGGATACCGAGGACATCCAACGGCACGTTGAAGCCGCTCAGAATCTCGTCGCGACACCATGCCAGTCTCTTCAAGAAGTCGAGTTCGATGCTGCCATGGCCAAATTCGACGAGCTTCGATCCGCCGTAAAACACCGGTGGCATATGGGCATTGTTGATGCCCATATAATTTTCGCGGAAAAACTTGAGATATCTGTTGGCATCGTCGAGGTTGCTGTCTTCGCCCATTTCGATAGAAAAGTTCGGACGTCCACCTTGTTTGAAGAACTTTTCGCCCCACGTTACCATCGACTGATAGAGATAGACACTGTCTTTCATGCACTCTATCGGGCTCAGCGCCTTCTTCGACGCACGCGGATCAGGCAGCCACCAACGAATGACCTGGTCAGGTTCGAATGCAACGCTTTCGGTGCTACGGTCCAGCGTCTGTGTATACCCGATGACCTGGCCATGCTTGTCAAACTGCGTAGACATCGTAACGCAGTCGATTTTGTGGAGTTGGGCTGGCTCGCCGTTCGCATAGACGACTTCGGCAAACGCTTCGCCGAAGATGCCGAGGTCTACCGCGATGGATCTCAGAAATTGCTTGAAGTCCTCGTCGTCGTTGACGAAGAGCAGCAGATTGCAGAGCTTATCATGGTTTTCCTGGCTGCCCTTGCCCTGTTCGACTTCTTCAAGCTCCCATTTGCCCGACGTAAATCTTTTCGCAATGGCTTCGATACAGGCACGGACCCACGGATTGCCAATGTATGCCTTGTAATACGTATCCTTGCGGTCTCGCTCAGTGAGCATCCCGCCATCGCGGACACGTGAGCCAGGCAATGATAAATAATCGTCATCCCACGCCATCGAGAGATTCTTCGGACCTTTGGCTTTGCTGCTTCTCTTCGATGCTTCAGTGAGATCGATGGGTATGCTATGCGAGGTCTCGTAGGCTTCGCTGGTCAGGGGATGCAAGGCTGGCCGAGCAGGCGTTGTCTCTGCGATGGACGCAGACCTGCGTCGGAAAGGCCAGATATTGGGGAGTTTTATCGCCATAGACTGAGATCTTCTTCGTTATCCTCGTCTTCAAGGTAGTTTTCATCGGGGTCAGCGGCGAGAGCCATGCCGCCAGTGTGGGTGCCGAGCATCAATTTGGTCATTGCCCAGACTAAGGCGTCTGAGCG